CAATTTCTTTTATTTGTATTTGTGGTATGTCAATCTTCGGTATTTCCATCTTCAATATTACCTATAGAAATAGACCAATCATCATCTCCAAATTTACCTTTTTCAATTATTTTAGGTTTTTCTATTTTTTTGTCTAATTCTTGATGATATTTTTTTATCTCATTGTCCAATTCAAATTTCAGTTTTTTTACTCTTAACCAAGACACAAGTTTATCAACATAATATTTTATTAACTTCTTAAAAAATCCAAAAATCATTAATTTTTTGGTTTATTAAATTCTGGTATTGTTGGCCCTGTCATATCAGGTAAAGCATTATCTAAAACCTTTGGCATCATATCTTGTACATTATCTAATATTTCATTCATGACCCTTGCTTTAAATTGTTCAGAAGTTACAAATCTGAAAGCATAGTATGACCCGCCTAACATTGACACACTGAGCAAAAGCGACAACAATGAAGCTATCTGACATATACGAGTGAAAATCATGTTTCGTGCGGCCTTAATTAGGGCAATGGTTCCTATGACAATTTTAACATTTTCTATTGTGTGTGCATTAGCACCACTTTATGTAACTATGGGTATTGTTTCAAGACAAATGCACGAAAAATCTAACTAGAGGGAACAAAATTTTCAAACTTTGTAGGAGTTTTTGATTCTGTAATCTGTGCAGCAATTCCTGTCTCAATCTCTGTGACTTTATCTGATCCTAGTGCAGCTTTTGCCCAACCTATAGCAATTGCATTTGTAATCGAACCAAGTGCAGTGAAATTAGAAGAATCAGGTTCTGCAAGGCTTTCGCAGCCATATAAATAACCACTATGATCTACACCATCTACAGTTTCGCTATCAATTGCACTCCAATGAATAACAGTTACAACATCAGATAAACTTCCAACAGTTTTTACTCCTTCAAGTTTAACTTTCCATGTTACAGCCATAATAAATATTTTAAATTAATTAGATTCTACTGCTTGTGCTGTTGTAACGCCATCTGTATTAGAAAGCACCTTAATTGCTCCTTGATCTTCAATTATTGGTTGTACAAGACTTTGTGCTTCATTTCTAAGCATTTGTATTTCTTGTACTATTTTTATTGCTTCCTGATTATCTTTTTCTTTCTGTGCAATTTCTTGATTCAATAGTTGAGCTTTCTTTAAATTATTATCAAGACGTAATTTTGTTTCGTCATACTGCTGTTGTGGTGTTGCCATAGGTTTTAGTTGAATTTTCCTATTGTACTAAGCTGCTTCAAGTGCTGCAACTTTTGTTTCTAATGTTTCTATTTTAGAAATAGCTTCTTTTAATCCAGCAGTAAGTATTGGAATTAATTTAGTTGCATCTAATGATTGATAACCATTACCATCTTCATCAATAGTTGCATCTTTTTCACCAAAAACTGCTTCTGGAACAACCCCAGAAACTTCATGTGCAAAAAATCCATCAAGCGTTTTGGAAGGCTCTGTTTTAAAATTAAATCTTCTTGGTATAAGTTGTTTGATTTTAGTTATTCCATCACTTATCACAGTTTCGTTTTCTTTTAATCTGTAGTCAGAATCGTTTGCTAAAGAAACTGATCCCGTTGATACAGTTAAATTACCAGAATTTCCATTGGCATTTTTAAAATTAATTGCAGTATAAGTTGATGTGGTATTTTTTCTAATAATAAGACCAATAGTTTCTGATGCTAAATCTTGAAATCTAAAATAGCTGGTAGTACCTGAACTTACGTGTAACAAAGATGCTGGAGTTGATATGCCAATTCCTACATTTCCACCTGTAAAATAACTGTCAGTACTACCACTTAGTTGGACAGTTCTTGTTCCATCAGCTTTTTGTATATTTATAAAACCTGTGGCAGTTCCTGTTCCTATGTCAACTTGTGAACTAACACTTGCTTCCTGAACAGAAATTACAGGGTCAGATCCAGCTACAGTTAGTTCTTGACTTGGACTTGTTGTACCGATTCCTACTTTTCCAGACGAGTCTATGTGCATTCTGACTTGATTATTTGTTCCAAATTCTAGAAAGCCATTTGCCATATTAAAAACTCTCATGCGACCTGTAGAGTTTAATTGTTGATCTACATAAGCTCTTACTGTTGTTCCAGCAGAAAATTGTATGCCAGAATAATTTGCACTCGCATCATTTCCAGATAATGTTAAACCTGTATTTGTTGAAGTTGCAACTACTAAGGTATTTGCAAAAGCGTTGTAACTATTTGGTAGTATGTTTCCAATACCGACCCTTCCAACTGAATCAACAATTAGCCTTTTACTTCCAGCAGTTGCAATATCAAAAGTATTAGCAGCAGAACTAAATATGCCTGTGTCGAGATCATCCCTAAAAGCAAGTGCAGGTGTACTTGCAGACCCATCTTCCAGAGTTAAAGTACCATCAAGTTGTAAAAGTTCTATCCATCCGTTATTTGCTGAGTTTCTAATTTTCAAAACACCAGCAGAAGTATCCGCCCACCATTGATATGCGTATTTAGTAGCTGGTTCAGATGAGTTTGAATTATTACTTACGATTGCAGCAAGAGCATTATTTAAATCTGTTCGAAATGCAGCCCCTGATTGGTTGGCTATAACATAATCATGTGTTGCCATTACTTAATCCTTTTTATATAAGTATATGATAGTTGATAACTTCAATATAAACATATTTATGTACCTTTACCAAACCCAATCGCAGTATATTTAAAACTTAAATCCTTAAAGTTATTGCTTGCATCTCTTGTTTCTATAACAAATTGAGTACCAGTAATAGATGTAATTTTAAAATAATCACCAGATACAGCACCTTCAAGAGTAATTCCTACTGTCGGTAAAAATGCAGTTGTTGACCCTCCTAAAGAACCAGTACCAGCAAAAAATGGACTTCCAAATGTGACTGTCTTAGCAGAACCATTTGTTGCACATTGACTTGCAATAGCTGTATTAACTGTTTCTGTTCTACGTTTTACGCTTGCTTCATAGCCTAGTTCCGTTACGTTAATATTTTGTGCAGGGTCATTAGAAGTTAATTCAACTTTAAATTTAAAACCTCTTCCTCTATATTCTCCATTAGCAAACGTATTAAATTGTGAAAAGTTAGGGCCATAATTGCATGATGTTCCCGCTGAAATTGTTGCACTTGTTTCTGAAATTACATCAAATGAATCTCCATCTGTAGCAACTGCGGTTATTACATAGTTGCCATCTGTTGCACTACCAGCAGTAAAATCAATTACAACTTGATCGCCAACAGCATAACCATGCGAAGCTTTTGAAATTGTAATTGTAGTCCCACTTTGTCCGTAGGTAGCTGCTGTTGAAGTTGTAGTAGCTAATTGCGTTGTTGCCACCAGTAATTTTGCATTAACATCTTCTGCTTTACCACCGTCAAATTCTGTCCATGTATCAATATTTGCAGTCCTCGAATCAATTAAATCATTTACAATAAGACCTGATGTCACAAATCTTCTTTGCAGCATTAAATTAAAAATGCCACCCATTTCAATTACATTTTGAAACTCATAACTTCCACTTGAAGTAATTGGACTAGCAAAATCTATATTTGATAAATCATCAATATTTTGTGTTATTGAATCAAATAGTAAGGTTCCATCTAAAAGTAAACCATCAAAATCTGCATCATAAAATGTATTGACTTTATTCCCTTGAAATGGTGGTGAATCTAAATCTTCCCTTTCTGTAAGTATTACTTGATTTGGTTGTGGGTCTGGTTGTGTAACAATAATTTTTGCAGCATTTGTTGATTTTCTTCCACCGTCATCAATGAATTTAATTAAATATGTTCCAGTCAAAGCTGGCACTATAGTTTCAGTAATATTTCCACTTAATTTTGGAATTATTTCTGTTGCATTTGAAAAGGTTGCTGTATTTCCTGTATTTGGTGTATGCCTCACTTCTATCGTTCCTCCATGAGTTACGTCAACATCTGTAGAAGCATTGAAACGTAGTCTTATAAATTGATCTGAAATGGGTTCAACTGTTAATCCACTAGGGTCTGCCGGTACGCCTGTTTTACCTATCGCATTAAATGTTAAAGAAGATGTATTTTTGCTTAATTTATTTAAAGCATTATATGATTTTACAAAAAATTTATATGTGCCTAATTCTGATTCAAATAATTCAAAAGTAGGTCTTGATATTCTTACTACTTTTAAATTTTCATTATCTCTTTTAAATCCTAATAAATATTCTTTCACACCTTGAACTGGTTGCCAACTTACAAATATTTTGGATACAGCACGATTATTAAGTTCTACAATTTGTTCTGTAGCTGTTAAATTACTTGGTGCTGGTTTTGTGTCAAGAATAGTTGTAATATTTCTTGCTTGGGGTACCTCTAAATTTTCTACAAAATTATATTTGTCTGGTGCATGAAACAAAGCAGTAATTGTATATTGACAATCATTTTTTTCTTCAATAGAAATAACCCTAAAGATTTGGAATTGAACAGATGAACTTTCTATTGCATAAACACTATTTGCTTGAGGAACTGAAGAAAAGGCTGAAGAAACAGTAATTGTAGTACCATCTATTGTTGATATGGTTTTACTTTCAGTTGTTCCATCAGATAAAACTACACTTAAAGTTGCACCTGATTCATGTGATAAGTCATTGCCATCAATTGTTCTGGCATCAACAATTATTTGTGTAGTAGATACGCCTGTTTTTATTCTTCCACCTTTGCGCACACCAGCCTTTACAGGGTCTTGAATACCTATAATTGTTGAAGGTCTAACAATTACACCAGCTTCAAGTGTTGTTGTAAATGTAACGACTTCAGCTTCATGTAGTTGCGAATATAAAAACCACCGACCTAATCTGTTTGCCTGACCTCTGGAAGTACAGGCAAAAGATTTTAATGTTTTTCTAACAAAACCTAATCTATCTGTAGTGTCAGAATCCATATTTACTCTTTCAAAATCTATCTGTTGTGTTTCATTATCGAAATAGGACACTTCAACAGCAGTAAATTTTGTTCTATTACCAACACCTTGATAAGAAAAACCTTCTTCTGTTACGTTTGAAAGATTAAAAATATATTGTGGTTCTGATTCATTAGTAGCTAAATTTGTTGGACGATCTTGAGCAAGCTGTAATGTACCAACACCATAAAAAGGCATTGCATTCATCACAGAACATATATCATTAATCAAGTTATAGGCATCATTTTTTTTATTTAGAACAACATTACAACTAAATCTAGGCTCTGTTGTCTGTGTTAATTTATCAAAAATCAAAGTACTAGAATAAGCACTTGCTGAATAGAATGAGAATACATCTAATTGATCTTCTGTTATAAAACCTTCTGACCCTCCAAATCCTTTATCTGTTGTCAAAATATCAAATAAAATCCAAGCTGGATCACTTGTCCATTCTTTTGTTGATTTTAATGTTCCATTAAAAACATATCCATCTGGATAATGTATAAACCCAAAACTATCTACAGTGCCAAGCCCTAAAGAATCTGCCTGTGCTTGGTCATGAACTACTATTGGTGTAAGACCGCCATTTGTATCTGGTATTTTTACCTTTGTGCCTTTGACACGATACATTCTTTTTGGATATGACTGAAATTCTTGTGCATTAAATCTTATTGCTGCATAAGCAAATCCCTGATATGTACTTGTATCTGTCTGAATTTCTGTATATGACAACCAGTTAGTGCTGTTTTGCAAAGCAGGGTCAGTTCCATCTGCTGTATTTCTGATAACACTTAAAACAATTGGAAATTGCAGTTGATCTGATATGACAACTTTTGCACTGCTTTGAAATAGTACAGGTGGGTTATTAAAAACAATAAGAAAATTATTTGCATCATTAACCTGTGAAACTGTTGTTGCCCCTGCAAGACCGTTAAAACCACCCTCTTGGAAATCTAAAACTAAAGTGTCGCCCTGTGAAAAGCCATGATTTTCAAGTGTAATTTTTACAGTTCCAGCATTTACAATATATGATGCAACTCTATTAAATTCTATCTCGTAATCTTTAAGATACGGACTTGTGGCTCTTCCATTTGTGGCATCTAAAATAACAGGATTTCTAATATTTCCATTATTTTCTGTTATTCTTATTGAAATTTTTGCCTCTGCTGCAATGATGTCTCCATTATCTTTAAATTCTTGCAAAGCTGGAAACTGCATTGTCACTCTTACTTTATCAACACTTGTATTTGTTATTGATCTAGACAAACCAATACTTGTCTTTACCTCACAAGCTCCATTTTGAAATGAAGTATCCTCAAAAGTTGTATTGACAACAAATTTTCCACTATCAGGAATAGAAAGAATATTTTGTGTCTGTGGATTATCTGTTTGAACAGTTGCAGTAGCAGTTGTATTTTCCCAATGAATTACTTCACCAACAGAATATCCATGACTTGCAATTTCAACAAGCATCTGATTTGGCCCAAGAGTTACACCGCTTACTGTTTGTCCACCACTTCCTGCAAGGGTATAAGTTCCTGTTTTTGTTGTAGTAAAAGGTGAATTTGTAAGAGCTACCCCAACAGGAATAGTATTTTCTACACCGTTAATATCAGGGACAGCAGTTTGATCTGATGTCCCATTTCTTAAATGAACCTCAACATCTGTAAAATTTTCTGTTCCATCAGCATTTTGTATTGGAGTTCCATCTAAAAAAATATTTTTTCTAAATGTACTTGACCCATCACCCTGCGGATCGTCTATGCCATGTATTTCTCCATACCCAAGCAAATCTAAAATAGTTGCAAACTGTTTACTTCTTAAACCATCTTCGATTAAATCAGGGTCAACAATATTAGGTTCCTTTCCAAATAACTGATCGTCAACTAATCTAGGCATTTTTTAAGTTTGTGTATTTGTGGGTTTTTTTACCTGTGCTGTATCAGACCCTGCTGAAATTATAACTGAACCTGTAAAAACACTTCCATAAATAATAGGTATAGGAACACCAGCATTTGACACGTTTTGAATACCACTGAAACTGTAAGAACCTCTGATACTTGGGTCAGTATCACCTACTTGAGATATATTAGATGCTGGTTGTGTTGGGGATATAAGTTCAGTAACACCTCCAATCAACAATGAAGTTCCTAATGCTGTTACTACCCCTCCTACTGCAGAACCTATGGTTACGCCTAAAAGAGTTACACCTCCTGCACTAATGGCAGCCCCAGCACCTATTCCAAGAGCACCTACAACTACAGCTGCTATTGGCCCTGCACCTGTAGCAACTGGAATTATCTGAATATCGCCCTGACCTGACATTGTTAAAAATTCTTTTGTTACAACACGACCACCCATCTTAATTTTATAAAGCTGATCATTCATGTGTTTTTCAACACCTTCAAAATTTGCCTTTAAAAAAGCAAACGCCTGTTGTGGTGATTTTACAGCAGCTTCAAAATACGATTGACCTAAAAACTGCCTTAACTTTCCATACACTTTTATTTTTTTAAGGTTCATATCTGTAAACCCCATTTAATGCTTGTTGATATCTTAAGTCAAAAAACTCTCTGCAACTTAAAGCTTTTATATTATGATTCAAAATCATCATATCGCCAATATAAACTGCTACATGATCTAAATTACCTGTAATTGATCTAAACAGCAATACATCACCAACTTGCACATCATTATTTGTTTTTTGTTTTTTAAAATTAAGTTTTGGTAAAGCATATTCAAACTCTGGACTTTTTAAAAAATCTTTTAATTTTTTTGGTCGTGTCCAATATGGTATTTCAATATTTTTGTTTTCTTTAAACCAATCAGTAACAACAGACCAACAATCATGCTTTCCCCATATAAATCTGCGTCCTATTAATGAAGGTGTTTTCCAACCAGAGGGCTCTAAACACTCCCAATGATCATGTTCAATACTGTAAATATAATATGGATAACCTAAATGTTCACAGGCTGCTTTATCTGTTTCTGATGGTGTAGCTGATCCTATAGGGTGGCTATGAACTACACCCATAACTTCACCAGTATCTTCACAATCAGCCCAATCATCAGGATCTAACATAAAAAATTCATGCTTTCCCTCTGCCAAATTTTTACAAGGCCAAAACGTTTCTTTACCTTTTATTATGGCAAGCAAGCCACAAGATTCATTAGGGCTTTGTTTTTTTGCATATTTTTTAAAAGACTCTTTCCAACTCATAATTAGAAATTAACAAACGTACCAACACCAGCAAAATCTTCTCTTGTAACAAGTTTTTTGGGTGCAGCTATACCTATTAAATCAAAAGTTGAAACTAATTCAAACTGTACGATATCTCTATTTTCAACAACTTTACGATCTATAAAATAAATTTCTTGTGGCATTTCAGCAGTAGGATCAACAGAGCCTACTTTATAAGGATTTACATTTGATGGAAAATTCTCTTCATCTAAAAACCTTGCAAGTGTTCTTCTGCGTGTTACTTTTGCACCAGCAAGATCAGTAAATGGTAAAGGCGTGGCATTATTTGTAAGTTGTATTATTGCTGTAATCGTACCTAATAAATTAGAAAAACTAATTGTTGGTCTTGGCAACTTACCTTTTCCCGAATATTTAAACCCCTCTGCCTTACAAGGCATTCTTGTGTAAGTATTAGACTGCCATATTATGTCTCCACTATTTTTCATATTATTACCAGCATGAAAAAGATAAACAGTAGGATTTGCAGATACTGAATTTACATTAAATGAAACAGTATTGCTACCAGAAATGGTTTGTGAAACTATAGCAGTAACAGTAAAAGTATTTGTAGCAACAGTCTGTATTGTATAAATCCCATCAGCAGCCCCACCAGAATGAAAATCTAAAGTTAAAATCGTGCCAACTGTTAAACCATGAGAATTAAGTGTAATTGTAATTGTGGTTCCGCTTTGTGTATAAGTGCAATTTGTTTTTGCTGATTTTACATAATGAACATCAGCTTTTAATTCTACAGAAAATAACTCGATTATTGATTTGTTTGTAAGCTGTTGAAGTTCTGCTGTAGGGTTGCCCATTTATGGTTCAAAGACCTCCCTAAAAGTGGTATTTATAATTGCTCTATTATTGTATGGAATTGATTTAGTCCAAGAATCGCAAACATACTGTCCAGCACCAGAAAGAGTTATTGATACATTACCACTATTAGTCGCACTTGCAGCAGCAGTAACAGTGAAACTATTAGCATCAGCAGAAGATGCTACTGCAAATGTTCCATCAGTTGCAGAGCCAGAAGTATAGTCAATGGTTAAAATATCACCTATTGCAACTCCATGCGAAGTGATACTTATAGTCACAGTTGTCCCACTTTGTGAATATGTCCCTGTTTTTGTAAAACCTTCTGCTGGTGGTGTAAATGTAAAACTTGCCTGATCGTTTACTC